ATATTAATATAGTTAATATACGAGGAGATATTTTGCTTGAAATAAGAAACTCATTACTTCCTATTTATAAGCGAATGTCGACCTTCTACCTGCCCAATGATGAAGTGCCATGGAGTACAATCGACTTTGACGAAACGCAATTGTTACTTGAGTTTAAACAAGTTGCAGAGCGAATTTATAGTAACAATTTCGTTGAATCAGCAGTTGATCCTATGAGATCATATGTTTACCAAGCCTGTAGGGCTAGTCATATGTATCTCGAATACTTGATAGATCCATTATCAAGTAGGCTACACAACGCCAATGTACGTATGTACTCAAATAAGTTGAATTTGCGAGTTAGCAGACCCTTTCCGATTGATAAGTTGATGTTTTTGGTTATGTGTTCTTCTACGGAAACTAATGTGGTGACTCAGGTCAACCACATTTTGTTGAGTTTGATAGACCAGATTCATACAACTCGAGTCAATTCGCACCACGTTTATAGCATTTTTGCGAGATCACTCATGCGAGTTCTCTTTAAAAATACTAGTGTTAACATCTGTAGACCGGAGGGATTGTTGGATGCTTTCAACACTGCTAGCTCTATCCCAGAGGAAACAAAGGCTCTAATAAAAGATGTTAGTTCAAGTGCTCAATCCTTTGAAGTTACTAATAAATTGCTTCGAGATAAGGTACTTGAATTGACTGATTTCATCAAGAGTACTGTCTCCGACATCAAGCAAACTACTAGTTCATTCTTTACACCTATTGCACCTTATTCTACTCGCGATAGTGATAAAGACTTTAGTGTAGTGAAGCTAATGTTTGAGTACTTTATAGCCATACGCGATGTAGTTGCACAGATAGGTTCAATGGATGCCCCCGCTATACTTGAGCTTTTTTTGAATACATTCAGTAAGGGTATCTACGCTATCTTTGACAGTATTGTGTGTGCACCTTTACATATGCGTATAGCTATGTTAGCTGTATCCACTTACATTTCTGTTAAAGTAAGCGAAAGTTCGACTTCAAGTTTTAGTGATGCTTTCTGGAAGATGGTTGTTGCGCTTATTGCTACGTTTACTCTAGTTGCTACGGTGTGTTCATTCAATGCCAGTGCCTTTATTGCTAAGATTGTTAAGTTTATCTTTGAGAATAGAGGTATAGCTTTGAGTCTTACTGCCGTTGTTGCTTTTGCTCTTAAGGAGTATTTGGGTATCACGAATGTTGAAGTTCTCAAATCTGCAGTTCACATCATGACTCTCGTTCCTCGTTGCTCATCTGGTTTCGCTTCATGCGTTGCTATAGTTGGAGCTTTGTGGAACAAAGTCATATATTCTCTCATTGATAAGAATCCAGAACTTGAGCAGAATGTCTACTATTCAACATCTGACGAGATTTATCGTTCTACACACGTCCACGTTGAAGCTCTTCGTGATCTTTTGATGCGTGGTAGCGTAGTGCATGGTGACACGCTAGTTCATGTTGAGACTCATCTGGCTAGGCTGGAAAAGTTATTAGCTAAGAAGATGCCACGTGATTTGAGTTCATATATGGTAGTGATCCAGGGAATTCTCAATAAAGCAAAACAATATGTTGCCAACGCTCGTAGATTCGGTATTGATGTTACTGGCCCTAGACAGGAACCACTGTGTGTTTTCATATGTGGTGCACCTGGGGTCTTTAAGAGTCAGTTCGCAACCTATATGAATGATGTGATTCAGACACACATTCTTGGTCACAAATTGGAGTACTCTGAGTTAATCAAGAATACATTTTCTATTAATGTGCATTCTGATTACTGGGAGGGTTACGAGAATCACCTTGTCTGTATGATGGATGATTTTATGCAAATGCGTGAGCAAGTAGGAGATGCTTCTTCCTCTAGTAAGATCATTGAAATGATTAACACGATGCCTACGCCGTTGAATATGGCCAATTTAGATGCTAAAGGAACTGTTTACTTTACTAGTAAAGCAGTTATTCTTACATCTAATATGCGTAAGATTGCGTCTGAGGCTATCATTTCTAATGAGGCTTTGGCCCGTAGGATGCACTTTTATCTGGAAATTTCCGTTAAGCCGGAGTTCCAGAAGAGAGATGTTGAATCTGGTCTATTGTCTGGAAGAGCAGATCCTAAAACGCTCCCTCGCGGACCTAAGGGTGAATCTCTGATCCCTTCAGATATATGGAATATAGTGATGTATCAAGCTTGTGACCAACATGGGAATCCAGTCAATCCAGTGTCTGTTGAATGGAGTGACTTAGTCAGATTGGTGAAAGAGCAGTATGATTTCCGCGTGCGAATACACGAGTCAATGCAGGCCAATCTGGACCAGTTTCGTGCTTCTGTCCGAGACTATGGTAACGTCGATTATGATGCTGTTGATAGTGAATATTTTACTAGTGCAAAATCCGATCTTGAAGATCATTGTGACTTTTCAGATTTTAGTGATATGTCAATGTTTCCAGCCTCCATGGATGCGATAAGAATATATTTCTCATCATATCCAGGTGGTGTTGAGGGATATTGGCATTTCCTGGAATCTAAAGGCATAGATGTCCTTCACACGCGGACTTTGCTAGTGACAAGTCTTAGGGCTTGGCATAAGCTCTTTTGCGAGTTGGCCAGTACGCATCAAAGTGATAGAGCACATTCAGTGGCTTTCAATCAGTTTTGCTCTTTGCTTACTGAACCTGAATATGTTTTATCCTTTAGTGAACTTGTTCTTGAGACTAACATCTTGAGGAAGCGCTTACCATTGCCCTCAAACAAGTATGAGATTAGTTTACTGGATTGTATATCTGAAG